TCCTTGATAGAAACTCTTGGACAGTCCTGGATATCGACGTTTCATCAGTTTCTCAATACGTGCATCTTCGGTCACGTTGACAAACTGCTTAGGAATACGATCCTCCCAAGACCAATCATTAGGTGTATACAATGCATGACCAACCTCGTGACCCACGAGCATATCGTACACAGTGTTGGATGCCCTCTTCCACATCGGAAGAGTCAGGACACGACGTTCCACATCAAACTGTGCGGTCTCCACATTGGCGTTCTCAACCACCATGTTCTCAGTGGCAAGGAGTTTAGCGAGTTGGGA